GTCTGTCTCGTTGATTTTCTTGTACAACTCTGTTGTTGTGTTAATATTGCCAACTACCCACTTAATAGCCTGATACACACTTTTTTCTTTTGTGCTGTGTTCCTCCCCGATAATTCGGTAGATTTCAGAAAGTCTTCTGTTTCTATTTTCAAACATCAACATTTCAACCTCGATGATGTACTGGAATCCAGGCAAGTACTGTTTCATCCCAAGTTCTACCAAGATTTTTCTGATTTTCCTTTCCATTTCCTCATTCCTCCGGCTTTCAGTCTTCTGTTGCGTGAATCATGTTGTCATCTCCGATATACAAGATTCCTGCATCTAACAGTCCTGCAATCAGAATCTCATTCGCACGGACGATAGGGATAATTTCTTTCTTCAACATGGAAATACTCCTTTCTTATCCATTTTTTCATTCCTGTCTCACGGTTCACCAGTCGGTAGTAAAATGATGTTTCACGGTCGATTTCCCACTCTTTAGGATTAAAGAATAATCTTCCGATTACTCCTTTGACTGTGAACCGCCTTTTGGTGCTCATTCTCCTTCCTCCGCAAGTTTGGCATACTTCCAATCTGCAACATTATCGCATCCGTCAGCAGAATAAGATGTGCAACCATTGTACCATGCAAAAACAATATTATTTTCGTATCTTGCGAAGTATCTTTTTATCCACTCTTTATTTTCCGAATCTCTCACAAGAATCTTTGTATCAACAGGCACTTTCGACCAATCAACCACAGGCTCTACATATTCCTGTTCTAACCATGCCCTAAATTTTTTTCTGCATGCGTTGCAACTGCTCCATGCGCAATCATTGCAATTAATAGCAATGCAATCTCTCAATCTTCCTTCCTTATCAACAGTTATTTTAATGTCATTAACAGCCATATCAATAATCTGTTCCGCATACTTCTCTCTGTTCGTCATTTTCCATTCATCCTTTCCAGTTCTGCGCTCCTGTTTAATATCCAGTCTGCGTAATCACTTAATTCTGTCTTTGTAGCTGCGTTCTTCTCTCCGTGATAAACCATGAGTACAATTCCTACATCACAGTACTTTTCAAACAATTCTGCCAAATAGTCGGCTCCCACATGGACATTACCGTCTACGGAGTAGATGTCCGTCACTCCCAAACGCTCCATGCGGTCTTTATGCCATCTTTCAGAAATCTGCATCAGTCCTTTGCAACCACCGCTTTCCACATCCGGTCTGCCAGACGATTCTTTCTCGATCATTGCCATGAGTAATTCCGGGCAGACGCCGTATTCCTCACCGTACTTGACACATATCTTCTGTGCTTCTTCCGAAATAAATGAGCCTTTAGGCTGTGCCGTGGAAGTAAATGTGATGGAGAGTGCTATTATAATAGGAAGAAACAGTTTTATTGTTGTTCTCATATCACTGCTTACCTTTCTGTTAAAATTCTTCCATCTTGGAAGACATACAGACTTTTTACTTTAAAAAATTCTGATTCTTCTAATTCCAAATCATTACAGTATACATAGTGTGCTCCGGTTTTTTCATCGTTTTCTCCAAAAACATCATCTGTATAATACAAAACCATTGAAGAAAATTCTTTTATGTCATTTTCCGTAACAGGTCTGAGAAGAAGCTTTGATTCTTCCTCTTCATTTGCATGGTCAATGATTGCAATGTGTTGTCCATCTAAACAATCATCCCTTAAGTAAACAGCAACATTTCGTTCATTGCTTTCAAACCATACAACGACTTCTGCATCATCAGCGTTGGAATTTACATCCGAAACAGTAAGCCCTACCAAATCCCTTAAATCACTACCATGAAGTACTTTGTTGCCATATTTAAGTCCTCTATCATAATTTGCTTTTCTTACATTTTTACAGATTCCGCTATTCACTGAAATATCTCCTTTCATTTAAGCACTTCGCTGTGCTTCTATTTTTCTTCTGATTGCATCAACACCTTTTTGATAAACAAGTGTTTTTATAGATATATGCTCCTCTCCATTCTTGGTGTATTTCTGCTCTATTACACGAAACCATCCGCAATCAATGTATTTCTGATATGGCACATTCCATCTATCCAGGATTGCATTATCACGAAGAAATTCAAATAGGTTGTTACGTCCGAGTCCTTTGATTCCCAATACCTTTGAAACCTCATTCATGGAAATTGCAGTCTTACTGTCTGCAACTGCATCAAAGAAATCTGCTTTCGGTCGCATTTCTTCGATTTGCTTATCTTTCTGCGAAATAATGTTCTGTGCTACGATAAGTGCATTCGCTACAATCTGCTCCGGTGTCAAATTTTCTTGGTTTGCTATGTACCCACCATTCTTTCTGATGGACGGGATCACTTCATCCACAACCCACGATTCAAATTTCTCCGCTGATGGCAACTTCGATCTCATAATAAGGCGGTAAACGTCACCCTCATTTATGTATGACAACTCTTGTTTACCACCAGATGTAGGGGTGTCACGTTTCGTTACTCCCTTACAGTGGTCTATGACTGCCTTTCTGGGGTTTGCATATCCAAGTGCTGTTGCAACATCAGAAGCCACAAAGTAAGGCTTACCGTTGATTTCTGCTGTTCTGATTGTTCCAAATTCTTCATTATTAAAAATTTGTAATTCGTTCATTGTTCTCCTTTCTGTGGTATACTCTCCTATAAGGAGGTGATAATTTGGTATACAATGGTTTTTGCGATAAGCAAAACAAAATGTACTCTGTTGATTTTAGGCAAATATCTGTTGGCTCTTTGGAAGATATTAAACCCAAATTTGAAAATGGAAGATTAGACTGCAAATATGCCGGTCTCACTGGTTGCTGCAACAACCCAAGGCAATGCTCCATACTTCAAAATATCAACAAGTGATGGAATGGCTCTCTGAAATATGGGAGCCTATTCTTTTTTAAATGTAATACTTTCGATTTCTCCTAACCCCTCCTGCATAATCCGCAACACTTTCATATCCGTTGCAAGATTAAGTGCATTAAGGTCAAGTGTCAGAGTAGGAATATCATCCCCAACCCCTTGCTTTAGTGTGAAGCTTCTCACACCGTTGATTTTGTGACCATCAATGAGGACTTCTGTAAAAATCCCCTCTTCACCGTCACACTGACGAATTTCAATTTTTGATGCTTTCACTCTTCTCACCTCTCTCGGCTGATTCCTCTGCCATCTTCTCTGTCTTGCCGAGAATATATCCCTTGTCGAAATCGGACATATTCGGAATGGCTCTCTTTAACTTCTCAACGATTTTTTTCTCTTTTTCACTCATTCAATTCACTTCCTTTTTGTGATATACTCTCCTTATCTTTTTAATAAGGAGGTGAAATAATTTGGATTCTAAAGAATACGCATCCGCTTACGCTATTGCTAAAATCTGTGGATATACCGGAAGTTTTGATGATTTTAAGAACCTGTACGACCAATACTATTCAGAAATCGTCAATTCTTTGCCGGAAGAAAAACCGGATCAGGCAAAATGTGAAGCAGCTATCAATCCAATGCGAAATATAAGAACTATTTTTTAACTGCCAGTAGTGCCATTGAGAGAGAATCGAGGATTTTACACCGTTGCTGTATTTCTTCGATTCTCTTCTCATCTTTACAATATTCTTCTGCAATAATAAGTGCCATGCACTCTACGCTGTCGGACAAAGTCATGCTAGTACCATCAATTTCAAATCCATATGGCTTTTTCATATTCTCACCTCGCTTTGTTGATTATAAAACAACTATACGTCATTACAAAACATATGTCAATACATTTTTGTTGATTTTTTCAACTTTATGTGTTACTATATCTTTGAAGTTAGGAGGTGATAAAGTGAATAAGAGAATTAAAGACGTAAGAAATGCCCTTAATTTGACGCAACAGGAATTTGCAGACAAAATAAAAATAAAAAGAAACACTGTTGCCACATATGAAATGGGGAGAAGTATTCCAAGCGATTCAGCGATTGCGCTAATTTGCAGAGAGTTTGATGTAAACGAAGAATGGCTCCGAAATGGAACTGGTGAAATGTTTGTTCAGAAATCAAAGGACGAACAAATCTCGGAAATGCTCGGAGAAATTCAAAAGTCCGGTGAAGATACATTTAAGCACCGTCTTGTATCCGCACTGGCCAACTTGGACGAAGATGGATGGAACGCTTTGGAAAAGTTGATTGATTCAATCGCAAAAAAGAACGAATAATAAAAAGCCAAGGGCAATGCGCAAGTCCTTGGCTTTTTCCCTTTATTTAAGTAGTTTTTTAACATAGGCATAAATGCACTCTAACCAATGTAAATTATCACAAGCATTGATTAGCTTTGTGATTTCCTCTTTGTAATCTTCTTTCCCCATAGTACACCCCCCTAATCTTTCCGCACTCGGTAGCGATACCTAAATTATAGAACATACGTTCTAAACAATCAATATATTTGACGCACGTTTTTTATTGTTGTAAAATATCAACAAAAAGAGGACGGTGAAAACGCCAATAAACACCGCCCTCGCCAGAACTTGATGTCCCTCGTTTCAAGGGATGTTACAAGTGTATCATGTGAAAGGGGGACAAAAAACATGATGGAAAAAGACCGAATCAAAGAAATATCGACACATCTATCAGTCAACCGTGCAAATTATATGTTAAGTTTTCGTGGTAATCTCCACGAATTTCTCAATGAACCGGACATGACAGTGTACAAGCTTGCTGATGAAGCTAATTTGCCTTATTCTACGCTTAATTCACTACTGTACGGTAATTCTAACGACACAAAGCTATCTACCGCTGTTGCGCTTGCTAGAGCCTTTGGAATCAGCGTAGATGAACTGGTAGGTTGTGGCACTATGGAAGATAAGATGTTGGAATCTGTCAAGATATGCCGCAGTCTGCCAGAACACTCTCTGTACCTTATCCGCTACTTCATCCGTCACCAAGATAAAATCTATTCCAGTCTTGAAAAATCACACAAGTATATTTCTGTCCTTAATCCACAACTTATGAATGGAATTATCGCAACCACAAATGCTGTGGAACCAATGTGCATAGACAATTTGCCTGAAAACATAAAATCAAAGACTTATATCGGTTTGAAAATTCCCTGTGACTACTATATGCCGTTTTATCTTCCAGGGGAAATTATTCTCCTTTCCGCAGATCGTGAACCACAAGACGGTGAACGATGTATTGTGACCAGTAATGGTGGGATATATATTGTCGTGAAAACCCATATAATTGAAGATGGCGCAAGAAAATGGAGATATGTTCCGCTTATGTCTCCGAACAGTATACTTCCGGGACACATAATTGATGACATGATAGGATATGTGGTTGGTTTTGTAAATAATGATGGTGACTGGGGAATCAGATAAAAATTAAGAGCATGGCTTCTACACCATGCTCTTTTTGATTGATTTATTTTTATTACTAATCTGCATACATCAGTTATCATTACTTCTGTAAATGGCAATTTAAATGGTTTGAAATTTGCATCAATATCAACATCTGTTACTCTATTAGCGGCGAATAAACAGTCCTTTTTAGGCTCCTTGTCTGACTTTGGATTGCCAAACAATGCAAATGTATTTGGGGTGTTTGCAAATTGTGATTGGGCAGTTAATGTAAGATTTGCAAGTAATAGCAAGTTTTATGCATATCAAATTGCAAATGTTAGCAATGATGCAACATTTATATTAAATTTTGTTGTGGCATATAAATAATTAATTAATCCAAGGTATTGGGCTGCTTCTTCAAATAAATCTCAATCTGACAAATATGAGAAACTGGCAGAATAATACCGTTCCGTTGATGGGTTTAATATTATCGTACCACTAGATTTATTAATATAAATATTATGATTGTTGCCGCTTGTACCACCTGTTGCATTTGCTCTAACATACGCATTTTTAGGGTAATATGTCTTTGCAATATTGGTAATGATTAATGATCCGCTAGACTGCTCAGATGTAATTTGTACGCCTATTGTGACAAATACCCTGTTACCAATTTTGGAAATGCTATTATCGGAACTCCACGATACACAATTTACTAAAGTCAAATCGGCATCTTGGTTTAACTTGCCATTTACATCACTAATTGCCCCCGTAACAGTGCCGTTTCCGATTGATGAAATATCAGTATTTCCTATTAGAGAAATTAATGTTTTGATGTTCTTTATCGCAAGGCTAACCTTGCCGATAATTCCGCTGAGTTTTTCGCCTGTGGTCGGCTGTGCAAGGTCGGCTGGCTCAGTGAATGCTACGGTTGTGTTGGAAGCATCACCTGTCTTTTTGAGATAATCAGTCAAGTCAATGTTGGCTAATTTTTGGTCGGTAGTGGTCTTGTCGTAGTAATTCACAAGATTATCAACATCTTTTTTAATATATCCAGCGTCATTCTCTAATTCACTAACCTTTGTAGGTATACCTCCTGTTTGCTGTTTTGCCTGCTCCATATAATACTTTGCGTTATCAGTATCTTCTCCTTCTCTTGTTCCGGTTCCACCTATGGCATAAGATTCAGCCAATACAGATTTTGCATTTGCGGATTGCGCATAAGCAGATGCATTTGCGGATTCTACTCTAATATCTGCTAAATAATTAGGCTGTAGCATAGCATCTGTTACTGATCCTGTTTTGATTGAAAAAGAATAAGTCTTATTCTTTCCAGTACCAGTCACGGATACAGCTATGGTTGCAGAATCTTCAAATGTCAACACCGGAATCATAGAACCAATATCAGCTGTAAACTGTGTTCCATCTTCTGTAGTCATGGTAATGATTCCATCATCAGACATAAAAAATTCGACAGGTATTTTTTCAATATTAAGGTCAAAAATTACTTTTTCACCGTTGTATTTTGTAATAGTAATAACACCGGTTGTTTCATCCATAGTCCAATCAGCAATGTTTCCGTTTATTGCAGACTTGTCTACTTTTAAGGCATCCTGTGATACGATACGGTTGTCTAACGCATCAATAGCAGAATCCATCTGATTAAGATTGTATGCATCTAAATCCGTGTTTTCACTGGGGTAATCTTCCCAGTTAATTCTGGTATAAACCTTATTCATTGCCATCTGTAGTTACCTCGTTTTCCTCTTTCATAATCTGCATATCTGATAACTGTTTAGTCTCCGAATATACTTCATACAGTACAAGCCTTTTCACCTCGATAGGCAACGGTGTTTGATTTAATACTGTCACAAGGTTGCTTTTTAATTTCTTAATCTCAAAATTTGCTGCCATATCAATTCTCCCTTACATAGATTTCTTTTCCTTGCTCTTCTGCATACGCATACAGATTTTTGCACAGTTCAGATACCTCATATCCGCTCTGTGCAACCACTGTATCCGACATGTCAATAAGTTGCTTCATAAACTCTTCAAAACCATCGCCATCTTCCGTGCTAAACAATGTTGCATTGATTTCCGTAAACGTGGAAATTCCAATGGTAAAAGCTATATATTGCTGAATTTCTTGCCTTTCTTCCATTACTTCTTTCATTGTTTTTCCAATAATCGTTTGAAGAATAAATATTTTTTTTACCATAATAAATCTCCTACGTCATAAGTGTGACAATTCCAGATGTTGCAGTGAGCAAACCTCCAAGTGATGAAACTCCTGTAATAAAATTAACATTATGTCCAGGATAATCAGCAACATTGGCTGTTTGTGTTACCAAAGATACATCTGATACGGTTCCATTTATATAATTTTTTGTGACACTTAATGTGGCACTTGTCAGTACTGTCTTACTGCCTAATATTTGAGAAGTTGTTGATATGTTTTTTACATATTGTGAATTATATGTTGCTCCATTTCCTACCACTAAAATTCCGCTTACACTTACCATTGAAGCATCAATAGTAAGATATTGTCCCAATCCTTTTATAGATCCTGTGCTTTGCAATAGTTCGTTATAAAATTTAATTTCACCTGATGATACTTCTGTGTAACTTCCGTCTTCCCCTATAGACTTAAAACTACCAGTCATTACTGCGTTTTTAGCTGTTATAGTTCCATCTGCTGATATGCTACAGTTATCTGCTTCCAATACAAAACGGTTTCCAGAAATACTTACCTGTCCACTTTCAACACTTAACTGAGAACTGACATCACCTTTTGATACTTTTAATTTGATTTGGTCTGCCTGCAAAGATATTGCCGCTGCCAATTCTACTTCTGTATCTGTTGCCCTTTTCGCTTCTGCTTCAATTTTTCCTGCATTTTGCGTAATTTTCGTATCCAATCCGCTCTCTACATCCTTGATCTCAGACCGGGTCTCTTCTACATTCCGTTCTAGTTCATTAGTCTTTCCACGGAGTTGAATTATACTTTTGTTAATTCCATTTACCTGTTCACTGTATTTTGGTGCTTTTCCGGTGGCAGATATGGTGTCTATCGGTTGTTGGATTCCTTTGTATGTTCTACTCAACACATAGCTTTCTATGATTTCTTTAGCCGTATATACATTGACTGCTTCTCCAAGGCTCAAACAAGGATTTCCTATTTTTTCACAGTTATAAGGTCTATATTTTACAACTTTAATAACCTCATACAGATTTCTTGCAACCGTTTCCAGTGCATCTGCACCCATTCCATAAACAAGGAAATTATCTTGCAAAATATAACTGTTGTCGTTGTCGGTAATCTCTGTATCTGGGTAAACTGCACCAATATCATTTTCTGATTGCCTTATCTGCACTTTTGTAACTTTTTGGCAGACAAAATCTTCATATTTAACTGATTTGTATTTTCCACCAGTAACCTTTTCTTTTTCAGAACCTTTTCTAGGGTATAATCCTTTCTGTGGATATAATCCTTTTTGTGGATATAATCCAGATATTATTTCTTTAAGGAAAACATATTCAAATTTTCCATCATGGTTAATGTGACCAAAACATCCATTTATCGAGCAGATTGCTTCCATGACCGTCTGGCCAGAAAGTTCGCTTGGTTTTATGGTTTCTGCCACTTCCATGCTGTCATTAGGCAATGTGGTTGCTACTTGCTCAACACCAAAATATGAAAAAAAGCTGTCTCTGAACTGCTTTAAGGTCAGAGGAAATTTCAATCCGTTATACCAGGAAGATACTTCTGATTCTCCAATATCGTATATGGCGTCATATGCCGTCACATTCCTGTAACGCTTATCATCTGTTGGTTTATCGGAAATGACACGGTATTTGCCGAAAATAAACGGTGCGTCAGCATGTCCATTAATCACAGCAGAAACATTTATCTGTTTCCCAATCATGCTTGTGAACACGTTGGAAATTTTGAATTTTAACTGTGATGCATTGCACTGTCCAAATGTAAGGTAATCATCATCACATAGGATTTCTTTTAATTCAAACTGTTCAAAATGGATTTCGCTGTTGGTGATTTTTACAGACTTGTCCTCTGTTTCAATCGTGATTTCCTTTTTGGATGCGCTTTTATCAAACAAATCCGCATAGGTATAGTTACTCATTCGCTACACCTCCGACAAATGAAAACTCTATCTGATTGTATTTAATCTCTCCGTCATAAGTTCCGTAGATTGTAGGCTTTATATCAGCCATATAGCCATATTGTGTGACATATTGACCTAAAAATGGAATGTATGCCGTGATATTGCACCCCTGTTCCGTTGCATCAATAAAGTTGCTTCGTATCCCGGACAGTAACTCTTGCAAATCGTCATCCGTCAGCATTGCAGGCGTGGAAAAATCAACACTTAATGCTTTTAGCTCCACAGCATTTCTATGTACGTATCCATTTGCATCAGTCCACGGGTCTACATCCTGCATATTTACAGCTGGCTGATAACTTTCAGCGGCTATAAATCTTGACTGGTCAATAACGTAATCTCCAATTTTTAAAAGCCATCCTTGATATGCTGACATACGCTCACCGCCTCATTGCATAAAAATAGACAGCACCCATCCAGAGTGCTGTCTGTGTTAAAATACATATACATTCTTGTGTTTTTGGTTAAATTGCTCTTGACCGTATTGTCTTGCGGCAATTCCAATTTGATCTGTTGTTATTCCAAACTCTTTTTCAAGGATTCCTTGCAGTAGCTGATTATTTTGTTTTAGAAGTGCAATTTCCTGTTGTGCCGTGGAATTAATAGCATCTTTGATTCCAGTGATTTCAACTCCACCGGCAACCGCTGTCTTGCCGCCTACTGTCCCGGCAATCTCCGGTACGCCGTTCTCTCCTGCCATGAACATCGTGTATCGGCTTGGAACGTAACCGCCAGTTTCAAATCTAGGAATACTTATTTTAGGTATTTGTACTGGCTTGAAGCTTATTCCTATAGCTTCCGATATACCGCTAACCAAGCCAAAACCATCAATAAAAGCATTTATTCCATCAATAATCAGATTTACGCATCCTTCTGCTATGGATACAAGTCCATTAAACACTCCTTTGAAAATATCTTTTATTCCGTCCCATGCTTTTCTCCAGTTTCCAGTGAACACACCAGAAACAAAATTTATTAATCCTTTTAATGCTGTTCCAAGATTTTTGATAATATTTCCTATTGCATTAAATACAGTTTCAAAAGCAGGCTTTAAATCTTCCCACAAATGAGTGACTATGGGAGATAAAACATTATCCCATAAGAAGGTGAATACTTCTATTACTGGTTTCACTTGTTCTACCACAAAATTCATTTTATCGACTATCGCATCAAAAGCCGCTCCCAAAATACTTCCTAATGCATCTGCTAAAGGCACTACTACGTTTTGCCAAAGCACTGTAAGTATGTCCGCAACAATCTGAATCACAGGATTCAAAACATTTCCAAGGAATGTTCCAAGCGGAACAAGCACTCCATTCCAAAGATTTTCAAAAGCACTTTGCAATTTCGGAAGCACTTCTTCACCGACATATTTCAGTGCTGGATTTAGCATATCCTGCCATATACTTGTGAATGCAGTCTTCAAAAATTCTCCTATCGGAGTTAGGACATCCACAAGGCCTGTCCATGCATTCTGTAAATCTGGTATAACCGTTGTTGTCAAAAACTCCATTGCAGGAGTGAGATTATCCGCAATGGCTGAAATTGATTCCTTGAAACTCTTTCTAACATCCTCATTTGTTGCATATACAAGAGCAAGTCCTGCTACAACTGCTGTGATAGCCGCTGTTGCCGCTACTGCCCCTGCACTTATACCACCAAACAATCCGGTTGCTCCTGCTGCCGCTCCCTCTGCTCCTGCCGCTGCTCCAGTTCCTAATAGATTTCCGAGAATTGTTTCTCCGATTCCTGCTCCTGCCTTACCACCCATTGACAAGACAATGGAATCTTTGATTGCTTTCCAC